GAAAACAGACCTATTCCATATGGACAACTGTTTTTTTAAGCCGCTTCCTTGAGCGTATCCAGAGCGCAATCAATCCAAGCAACTCCGGCTTTGATCAGCTCCCGCGCCTTCATCTCGCTGACGCCATACTGGCGGCCCACGCGCACCGCAGGCCACTTGGCGCCGTAGTACAGCCAGATCATGTCGCCCATCTGGGCATCACGGCGACAGAGCCTCGCAACAGCACCATCCACGACCCCGGCGAGCTCATCAGTAATAACGTACGACTTCGTCGCGGATGGGGCGACGTCCCTCATGATTGCGAGAGCGGGCGAGAGATAGCTGGGAACGCCCATCCCGTCCATACGCCACCAGCCCCACTGCTCGAGCATGTACTCGGTGTCGCCCAGCGTGCGATGTAACGGTTTACGTGTGTTCATGCTCAGTCCCCTGTGTAATTGCTGCCGCCTGAACCCAGACGGTTGTTCTGTTCGTATTGTTCGTGGGCGCCGCCGATGGGTTGGCGCGCCCGGGACAGCTCGGCTATGACGTCGCGCAGCTTCAGATTCAGCTGGAGAACCAGGTCAGCCAGCGGCAGCGCATCCCCCGTTTCGGCGCAGACCCAGCCCGACGCGTTGCAGGTGACGCACTCCAATTCGTGGAACATGCCAATGACAAGGCCGCTGCCCCGACAGTCGTAGCAGGCGCGTAGCGGCTTCATGGCCTTGCGGAAGGCTGGGCCGTGGCTCTTCCTCATTGGTCCGGCGCCTTTTTCATTGCCTTGCGGGCTGCTTCAAGCGCTTCGTCAAGATAGGCCTCAGACCAGCGATAACCACGCTTGTCTATCTCCGTAGACACCGGGTAGCAAGCGCCCAAGAAAAACCGCAACGCATCGACAAGCTCTCTGTTCTGATCGATATCTCCTTCGGCCTGACGTAAGCACCCGCGAATCGTTCTGAGGGTGTCTTCGCTCACATCAAGGCGACACTCAGCAGTGTCTGCCCTTGCCCGCAGCGATTCATTTTCTTCAATCAGGGCGAGCACGATTTCTGGACTCGCTGCACCAACGAACTCTGCATTGGCGGCCCAATTGTTGGAGTCACGGCCAAAAACATAGATGTGCTCTCCGCCTTTGTTCGCAGCGCCCGCTAGTCTTTTCAGCTTGGCCAAATCGAGATTTTCGCCTTGAACCGTCATTTTGAAACCTCGCCTTTTACGGATTCTGAATAACGCTAGAGGCCGCGTCGTTACTGGCCTGCGCAGGGATATGCGAATTTCCGTTTCTGTCGTCTTTCCACCCATGAATGGATGCAAACCCGCATTCGTCCAATCGCTGATGCCACTTCTCCAGCGCCTCGCGCTTGAGTTGTTCGGCGTGGGTATGGATGTAGGTCTGCACGTTGCGGGTCAGCGTGTGGTTCACCAGCATCTCGCCGATCAGGTAATCGACGCCTAAGTCAGTCCACGCCGTGCGCGCCACCTTGCGCAGGTCGTGACTGGTCCAGTCGCCATGCCCCAGCCGGGTGAACACAGCACAGGCCTGGCCCTCGGTCATGGGCCGGCCGTTCTTGCTCGGGAACAGGTACGTCCCTTGGTAGCCTTTGCGCGCCTGCCACTCGCGGTAGCGCTTCAACAAGCCGACCACTTGCCCGGTCAGCGGCAGGCTGTGTTCGCATCGGGTCTTCGTGTTTTCGGCGGGCAGAAACCATTCGCCGCCATCCGCAATTGCGAAGTGTGACCAGCGCGCCTGCCGGGTTTCGCCGACGCGCGTGCCATGGCAGAGCATCAGCAGCGCCAGCATGTAATCGGCAGGGTCGTGATCGAAGCCACCGGCGAACGCTTCGACCAGCGACTCGATCTGCACACCGCGCAACCTCGATGTCTTCGGCTTGATTTTCGCCTTGGTGAAGTCGGTGAAGCGGAATCCAGCGATGGGGTTGGTGGCGATCAGTTTGAGCTTCTCGGCCTGTTTGAACGCCACCACCAACACGCCCCACATAAGCCGGACGTAGGACAGCGACAGCTCTTCCTGCATGGGCCACATCGCCTCTCGATCAATGCTGGCGCGCGACACATCGCCGATCTGCATATCCGCCAGTCGAGGCTTAAGGTGGCAGTGGATCGCCGACTTGGCCGATGTCCGGCGCTTGTCAGAAAGGCTGCGGTCGCGGGACTGGCGCTCCGAGTACCAGTCGAGCAGCTCGCCGACCGTTTGCAGTGTGCCTGCGGCGGCGGATGCGGCAGGATCGGCGGCCAGACGCGCATGGATTTGAGGCATGACACCCGCCAGCGCCTTGAAGCTCAGTGCTGGATAGCCGCCGACCTTGTTCCATTTCTTCTTGATCACCAGATACCAGGTGCCACGCTCTCGGGTCAGGTTGAAGCGCAGGTACAAACCGGGATGGCGAGGATCGCGGATAGATTCGAACTCGCCGCTGGCTGCTTGCCGACGGATCTCGGCGTCGGAGAACGAAACTATGCCTATCTTGCTCATGCGGCCACCACGGTCTGAGGGAGTCGGAGGTATGCACGGATGTGTTCCATGGCATCGAAGTGGCCGCGGCACACGATGGCGAGATAGCCCTGTTCATTGAGCCTGCCGACCCAGCCGTGCTGATTCACGGATACAGGCGCGTCGTACGGCGGCGTGGCCTTGAACTCGATGTACAGACCGAAATAACCGCCGCGGGCCATCGGCAGCACCAGATCAGGCACGCCCGCTTTGACGCCCTGCTCTTTCAGCTTCGCCGCCACCGCCTTGTGCCGCTGACCGCCGTTCGGCACGTGGTAGATCAGTTCGGCCACTTTCGGCAGACGCAGCCCTAGCTCTCGTAGCAGCGCGGCCTGCTCCTTACCTTCTCGGTCCACCGGCTTGGTGCGCAATGTGCGCGGCTTGTAGGCTTTGGGTGTTGTAGGGGTCACAACGTAGCCCTCCGCTTATTGAGCTGCAGCTCAATCTTGGCCATGGTTTCAGGCGATACCACGTAGCTGCCGTTGAACATCAGCACCATTTCGCAGGGTATTTCCTCTGCCCGAAACCGAAACTTGCGCGCAGGGTCGCCCTTCCAATGGCACCACTTACGCTCAGTACGCCAGGTGATCGTTTTTGTTTTCGGCAGGTGGTCGCAGGCACGAATCTGAACGCCACCAAACATGACCGAATAAGCGCTCACGCTGCCACCTTCCCTTCGCTGATCAGGATGTCGATGGTCCGCACCACGCCTTCCATGTGCATGACGCGCAATTCGTCGCGGCTGAACTCGGTCTTGCTGCGCGCATCAACGGCGTCATGACAAGCCGAACAAGCCCAGGCGGCCTGTAAGTCGTGAGGCTTCAGTCCAGCGCCACAACGTGTGCCGCTCAGGCGGAAATGCGCGAGGACGGTGGTCTCTGGGTCGCCATTGCAAACACCCGGCACCCGAACCTGACAATCTCGGCCGCGTGCGGCCTTGGTCAACTTGGTTTGCCTCACAGGACACCTCCGAACTGGTATTCAGCGGGCGGCACCTGATGGGCGTATGCGTTCTCCAGTAGTGCGAACGTGCAATGCAGCGCGGCAACAAGGAAACTGATCATTGCGCCAACTCCACAGGGATACCGACGACGAGGCCCAGCTTGTCAGCTACAACGGCGCGGCAGATTGCGACAAGCGCTGAAGGGGCATGCAGCCAGTCGGTAGGCGCATTACTCCGGCGCGGGTACGCGACCCAACCTTGGCCAACGGCGCCACTTCCGATCTTGTGAGCCTCCAGCAAAGGCCCGGCCTGTTCCCAATTCGCGGACGGCGCGAAGCGAGCGCCGGTATCAGGTAAGAAGGGGCGCCATGGTGCGCCGTACTGGGGCGCAGCAAGCTCCACGGTGATTCCAGCCGCCCGAGCGACAGCCCAATCCAGCGCGGGACCGGTCAATGCGTCGGTCGTGACCTCAATGAAATCGTTCAATTCATGCCCCCCCCCGGTTCAGCACGGCACCCGCGCTTGACCTGCATCTTCGCCAGCAGCTGGGCACGCGCCGCCTGCCCGTCTGCTGGAACACCCTGACGGCGCATCGTCGCGTGGATGAAGCGCTCTCCTTCCTCGGCCGCGAGCTCCAATTCACTTTTCTGGGTGTCGTGCCCGATGCCCACGGCGATGTCGTCAAGCGGTTGACCCTGCACCAGCATTCGAATGGTGATGTCGTAGGCACGGTCGAAAATCTCGCTGGCCTTTGCTGAGGCCAGGTCCGCCAAGTTGTGCAGCTCACATTGCAGCGCCGCGTGCCGAACGGCAGGGTGGGACCAGGTCCGTGAAGCCGAGCGGCTCGGGTGTGAGTTCTCCAATGCTTCGCGGAATGCGATGTCATGGGAGGGGATGCCCAGCATCTCCGGCGTCGGTTGGCACCACTTGATGAATTTGCCGACACTGGGGGCGAAGTCACCACCAAGCCTGCGGCAGTTCTGGATGCCGTAACGAATCTGTTCCAGCTGGGTGATGCCCTCGGCCATGAACGCTTTGATCCAACTCCGCTTCGCAGAGGCCAACGTTGCGGCATCGGGCCAAGCCTGCTTCCAAGCCGGGAAGATCGCCTGCAATTCGCGGAACAACGTGTTCACAACCTCGGCGGTGCCCGGCGGCAATTCGGTAGGCACGGCGGGGATCACAGGCGGCAGGTTGCTCATGACAGACATGATCGAGGTGACGTGCTTGACCGGTGGCCTCTTAGCAACGCTCATCAAAGCGCTCCCAGATCGTGGGCCCAGCTGGTGTCGTCAAAGTCAGGACCACCCCCGCGTGGGGGAAACGGAACCACCCGGGCGCCGTTCGCCTTGTCTCGCTTCACCCACCCGACCAAGGCAGCGATCCATTGCTTCTCGGTCTGAGCGAGCCCCTTCGCCTCGTGATGCAACACGAAACCGGCGATCGCCTCTCGGGTGAACAGGCTGACGCATAACCCCGCTCGGGTTGCATAGGCCTTCACCAAATCAGCGTCGGGCGCCCAGTCGAGCGACATCGCAAACGGTCCGCGCGCAGAGTGTGTAGATTCTCCTTTCCCTTCCCCTTCCACTCCGGGGGGGAGGCCTCCACTACTGTTCGACGACTGCTCGTCGAGTTGTCGCGGAGCGTTCGACGACTCATCGGTGATTGGTGCAATAAAAGCAGGGTGCTTGATAGTCGGCTTGTCGATCTTCTGGTGATGCCACCCATTGACGTGCAGGTAGAGCTTCGCCGAATGGGCGTAGATCGATAGCAGACCATTCGACTCCAGTTCGTCGACCAGTCCGGACACCTGAGTGGACGTGACGTCGTCACCTGGAAATACCAGTGCTTTGAGAGTCTTCGGCGACAGCGGGTGATTGCCGGCGTCGTCACAGAAATTCCAGATACCGATGAACAGCAGGCGAGCGAGCGGACTGCACTCCATCACCTGTTCACTGGTCCAGAACTCAGGTTTTATTGAGCGAATACGGGCCATTACTTGCCCTCCTGTAGAAGCTCAGCCAGGCGGATCAAGCCCTTCGGCGTGACCAGCGGCTGAAACGCTGCGCGCTCAATACCGGTTTCGATATCGGGTTTGAGTGCAGTCACTTTGTGTTTGAGGTAGCCGGATCGGATGCGTGGCTCGCGGGCGATCCAGCGGGTAGACCCGCCACGGCGATATATCCAGCGGTTTTCCTGCATCCAGTCAAAGAGCTTCGACGGGGGCATACCCAGTTGCTTCGCCGCATCTGTGATGCAAATCGCGCCTTCGGCAGCGGCCAAACGTTTTATGGCCGCAACCTTCGGCGCCTGAAGCTCGATCACGCCCAGCAGACGGGTGTTCTCCCGCGCTTGGTCAGCGGCAAGCTGCAGGGCCTCGGCGTAGTTCGCGGGGATGCGCGGGGCAGCCTGCTCTTCCAGTTCCTGCCAGCGGTCAACCAAACGGGCGGTGAATTCGGGGCTGAGTTGGGCGACGACAACGAAGCTGTCACGCTTGCCGATCAGGTAGTGTTTCCCCGGACGGCCAACGCTGGCGGGGTATTCCTCAATCTGAGGAGAACTGATCACTCGGTCGCTAACCAACGTATCGATGGTGCGCTTTACGTTGTCGTGACGCTTGCCGGTCAGCTCGGCGATCTCGCGCGACGACATCACCTGACGCGTCAGGTTTTGATAGATCGGAAAACCTGACGCGCTTGGCGGGCTATTGCTGTGTGTTGTGGCGCTATGCATAATTAGGCCCTCAGTGTTGTTGAAAGAGCCGGGTTGCAGCCCGGCTTTTTTGTGCCTGCGATTCAGGCGCCCGGCGCATCCGTGATAGCTTTTTGTTTCCACACGCAAAGGCCACGGAGGCCAGACATGACTGCCGAAACTGACGACATCATTGCCAGGTTGAACGAACAGAGAGGGGAGCTCATCGGCATGAACGCTATGATGGTTTCCATTGCTCGCTCATTGCCGCATGCCCAACTTGCAAGACTGCTGGCCGAGTTCGATACCGAAATCGCCTTCGCGCGTTCACACGTCAACAATTCACCAATTCCCGATGAGGTCATTTCGGGCCTCGAAAACTACGTGAAGACATGGAACATGATTCGGACCGAACCCAACCAAGACTGAGCAATGCGGCGTAAAACGCCTCGCGGCTGCTCTCGTCAGTACGCAGTGTTTGTGTCTTGCGGGAAATGCCGCGCTTAAGGCTCATCTCAAGCCTTCACGGATGCTTTCAGTTGCGCCAGCGCCCGTTCAGCGTGGTCGATTTCGCGAAGAATCCGCGCCCGCTCAACTTGATTGACTCGGCAGTCAGCCATCGCTTTGTTGGTCTCAACCGTCACTTCGGCGAATTCGAGCACCGCACGACCCAGCGCCTGGTGAATATCAATTACAGCGGGCGCTTCAGCTTTCACGATTGAGTAACCGAACTCCCCGGCTAAGGCCGCCAGCGGGCGCATGTCGCCGGTGTGAAGCAGAATCCCGAACAGGTGCTCGACAGTCAGATGATGAGCATCATTGTCGGGGTTCGCGCGCTGCAGGAGGCTCACGTGTGGAACACCCATCTGACCAGCCAGCACCTTCGCTTCGTTATCAAGGACCGCGCTCTGGCAAGCCCGCAGAAATTCGTCCATTCGTAAAAACCTCATTACATTTTCCGTAGTGGCCTTGTGCCGAGGCCGGTAGATTTGAGTCATTAACGTTTCAAGGACGACTCATGAGTGAGCCAAAGTATTCAGGCCACAGACTTGCCGGGCTGGGCTTCCGACAGGAGCCAAGAGGAATCGAATGGTTTCCCTTTATTGGCAGCAAGCGCGGCAATCCGCTGGGCGTAGCTGGTCTCACCGGTGTACTCGGTGCGCGGAAGGCAATCAGCTGCCAGCCACTTGTAAACAGCTCGGGGAGACTTGCCGCAGGCGAGAGCGACTGCAGGAACACCGCCGGCATCATCGATGGATTTCTTGAGCGCGCTCATGCGACCTCCGAAGAATATGAACTTTCAGTACATATTATGTCGGAACTGAAAGTACATGCAATAGCATGCGATATTGAACCTATGGTTCAGATCGAAGAGATACGCCGCGCATTCTCCAACCGCCTCAAACAGTCACTCGCCTCGAAGGGGATTGACCAGTGGGGTGCGGGTGCGCGCCTTTCTGAAATCGCCAAGGTCACGCCCAAAGCTGCCAGCAAATGGCTTAACGGCGAGTCGATGCCAGGGCCCGCAAAAATGCAGGCGATCGCATCATTTTTGGGTGTCAAAATTGAGTGGCTGCAGCATGCGTCTGGGGATGGGCCAAGCCCTTTTCTCGATACCAACAGCATGAGCGAACTGCAACCTAAGCCGCCCTCGGCTGCCGACAAAATCCGAGAAATGCTAGCCGGTAAGACTTTGGGTGAAGATCGTCTGGAGCGGCTTCTTGCAGTTGCCCAGGGTACCGAGCCAGAAGGAACCGTCGAGGTATTGGTGAACGATGCCTACAGACCCGGTAAGGTCGGCGATGAGGTCTGGATTGCCCACTACGACGTGCGCGGGGCGCTGGGGGGTGGCGAGGTTGCTCACGATTTTCCCGAGATGCTCCAGGACGTGCGGGTCAGCCCCTCTCAACTCCGATCCATGGGCGTTGAGTTTAAAGAGCACTACCACCTGAAGGTGATCACCGGCTGGGGTCAGTCAATGACGCCGACCATCAAGCATGGTGATCCTTGCTTGGTGGACATCAGCATCAAGGAATTCGTGGGCGACGGGATCTACTATTTCTCGTACGGCGGATTCCAGTACATCAAGCGCTTGCAGATGAAGGGTCAGGACAAATTCAAGATGATCTCGGACAACCGCAAGCACAAGACCGAGGACATTTTCATCGACGAGACCTACATCCAGGCTCGCGTGCTGTTCGTGTGGAATGGGAATCTCGTTTAGATCCGATGTTTGAAGGAGTGTCACTCTGTGGACGAAAGCGATGCTTTGGCAGAGGCCAACCGGATAGTTTCGCTGACTGTCGAAGATTTTTCGACATTTTTGCGTGAGGTTGAAGCTGATGGGCCATGCGAATCATGCAAGAGAACTGTCGAATGGATAGTTCGCAGGAATATGGATAGGCCCGTGCTCATTGAGGCCCCCTTTTACAGCGTATCGAACCAAGCGGACGTATTTTTTTCCACGCTGTGCCCTACCTGCGGAAATA